TTGGATTGAAAAAGTTATTAATATTACTATTATTGTTATTATTCATATTGTTATAATTATTTTTTTGTGGAATTTCTTTTACAGAAGATGCGTCACTTCGCACAGACTCGGTATCTGAAGAACTACTCGAAGAACTATCACTGCTATCATTCCCACTGCGATATGATGTATCATATTCATCTACTGAACCTTCACGGCTTTGTTGAGAAGATATTGACGCAATATCACTAACTTTATTCCGGTTAATTAACATATCAGCACCCATGTTATTGGAAAACAAACCAGAACTTGGTTTGCGAATGTTAAATCCTGAATGATTTGTATTTTCGTTAATTTCAAGAACGTCGTCACTATCTGAATCTATAATTTCTAAGCGTGATGACATATATATATTAAAAGATTACGGGATTTATTTTTAAATTAAAATAACGCACATTAAAATTTAAACATTAAATTTAATATAATAAAGTAATGATTGTATCTATTGACGTTGGAATAAAAAACTTAGCATTATGTGTATTAAATAATCAATCTATCATTTTTTGGAAATTAATTAATTTAACGTATGGACCTAGCACATGTTTATCAATCATCAATGAATTAGATAACATTTACGATAAAATTAATGGGTCAAATATATTGATCGAACGACAAATGACAAAGAAAATGTGTAATATTCAATGTTATCTAGAAATGTATTTTCGATTAAAACAATTTCCATCAGTAATTATATATAGCCCTAAATATAAATTAGCAGGAAGTGGACAAGAAAATAGTGGAAAAGGAAAAAGTAATTATAATGCCCGTAAAAAAGCAGCGATTAGTTTATGTAATGAATGGCTTGATAAAAATAAACAAACTGAAGAAATAGAACAATTATGGAAAAATACGAAAAAGAAAGACGATATAGCCGATGCTTTATTAATGGCAATATCTTATATAAATAATCCTATCGAAGATATCGTCCATATTAAAAAGAAAATAGTTGCTAGAAAACCTACGATTAAACAAAGTAAAGGTAAATATTCGAAAAGTAATATTAAATATTTATTACAACAAATATCGAAAGAAAATCGATTAGAAGCAAATATCGATAAAAAATTAAAAACTAATATTATTCGATATTGGAAAAACTTCGATGAATGTATTAACGATTTAGAATTATAATTTTTCGATTAAATTATCGTTAAATATTTTTTCGATTAATTATTGTTTGTAATCCTTTTATAATTTTTGGTTTAAAATCGGTTATTTTATTTCGAATAATTAATTTCGTTAAATAAGGAAAGAACTTATCGTTCGAATAATTTTTATTTTGTTGAATTATCGAATTTATTTTTTTACTCATCCAATTGTATTTTTCGAATAATTCTTTATTTATATTATTATGTTTTGCAATTGGATAAACTTTATCGTTATTTATTAAATTACTCACATAATTATTAATTTTAACATTTTTTAACGAATTCAAAGGAAAATCTTCCAATATATCTTCGAAAATAGTATAATTATAATCAGGACATATTAATAATTTATTCTGATTATCATCGAATACTAAACTATTATCGATAATTAATATATTATTATCGAATAATTTTTGTTTTTCATATTTCGTTAATTTTTCAAGTCTATTTTTATTAATACATCGAATAATTCTTGGAAATATATTATTTAACGATTTTCGATATATTCCATTATAATCTTTCAAACAATCATTGCGTGTAAAAATTGGTCTTTGAAATTTTAAATTATGTGATTCTTCTACCCATTTAATTTCTTTATTTGCCCAAGTTGCTTCACTTGCTGTATATATGAAAAAATATACATTACTATTATATATATTCGTTAAATTATTTATAAAATCACTAAAACCATTTCGAATTAACTTTTGATTAGGTATAAAAGCTTTTGATATTTTATTTCCATCATCCTTTGCTTTATAACCACGCTTCTTTAATAATGAATTTAAAAAATGTTTATTTGCTTGATATTCTACATTACCTGCGATTGTTCCATCCCAGTCTAACACTACAATTAAAGGTAAATTATTCATAATATATCCTTACTTAGTATATAGATAAAGAAAATACTATTTAAAAATATTTACTATTAAAACCTTAATTAATGAATATTACTAAAGTACAATTAAATTTATTTAATCGAAATGTACAACGAAAAATAAAAAGAAATAGTGATATTTCAATCGTTAATATTATTCCAAAGGAAGAAATAATGACAGAGTTTTTTACAAATTATGTAAGGATATGTTCTATTCCTGAATTTGCTCAACAATATTTAGATGAAGTTGATTGTATTCAAAATTTAGTTTTTCCTACATATGATATACAAGTTGAAATTATGGAAACATTAAAAAATATCAATAATGAAATTGATATTAGTGAAATTTCTCCTTATCTTATTTATTATATTACACACGATGACGCAGACAATACATCAGAACTATTAATGGCATACCAAGAATATAAACATGCATTAAATATTTTATTAACTTCTATACATAATATTATTAAGCAGAACACATAAGACAACCTTCTGGATTATCTCTACGACACGCTAATACTGCTTCTTCATTATTTTCTTCTTTTGCTTTTTGTGTTTCTTTGATCAATGAAGGATCAAGAGTAAATGCCATTGCCTTAGCTTTAGCTCTAGTTCGTAGGTAATACAAACCTGTTTTAAGACCCTTCGACCATGCATAGAAATGCATGTTTGATAATTTTGTAAATGTAGCATCTTCCATATATAAGTTTAATGATTGTGTATGACATACATAAGGGGTTCTATCTGCAGACTGATTAATTAAACATTTCTGACTAATTTCCCAAACCGTCTTATATAAATTACGAATATCTTCTGGAATATCCTTAATATGTTGAATACTACCATCTCCTGCAATAATCCTATCTTTCATTTCTTTGTTCCAAATACCTAGATTAATCAAATCACGAAGAAGGTATTTGTTAATCACTGTAAATTCACCAGCAAGTGTCCTCCTCTGGTAAATATTTGATGTAAGTGCTTCAAATGATTCAGTATAACCCATAATTTGACTTGTACTTGCTGTTGGCATTAATGCAATTAATAATGAATGACGAAGACCATACTTCTTAATTTGTTCCTTGAGTTTATCAAAATCATACATTTGTGGTTTAACACCATGCATATCAAACTGAAGAATACCTTTTGCAGCTGGACTTGTTGCAAAACTACTGTATGCTCCACGATAAGATGTCATCATCGCTTCTTCAGGGGTCATAATTTCTTCAGGATTTTCCATTGAATGAATTAATTCTTCTCTCTTCATTGCAATCTCCATAGAAGACTCAAGAGTTGCGTGATACATTGTTTCAGCAATATCTCTGTTTAATTTTGATGATTCTTCACTATCATATGGATATTTAAGCATCATAAACGTATCCGCTAAACCCTGTAAACCAATACCAATCGGACGATGAAGCATATTGGAATTCCTTGTTTCTGGTGTAGGATAGAAATTCCTATCAATAACTTTATCCATATTTCTTACAACCATCTTTACAGTTTCGTGGAATTTTTCAAAGTTAAAGTAATTCTTATCATTATCATCTTTATCAACAAATGATGGTAATACCATAGAAGCTAAGTTACATACACCATATTCCTTTGGAGAACTGTAAATTAGAATTTCACTGCACAAGTTTGAACATTTAATTACTCCAAGATTACTCTGATTCGATAATTGACACTTGTCTTTATAAAGCATATAAGGTCCTCCTGTTTCAATTTGACTCTTTAGAATTTCAAACCATAAATCTTGTGCTTTAACAGTTTTCTTCGCTTTACCTTCTTTTTCATATTTAGTGTATAACTCTTCATACTCATCACCATATACGTCTTCCAATCCAGGAGCATCGAAAGGACAGAATAGAGACCAAGTGCTATTCTCTTTTACACGCTTCATAAAGATATCTGGAATCCATAAAGCTATGAACAAATCACGACAACGCTCTTCTTCTGAACCAGTATTCCTTCGCAATGCTACGAATTCAAATACATCAGGATGTGAAGGATCCATGTATACTGCAGCACTACCATTTCTCTTACCAGCTTGATTGATATGTAATAATGTCTGATTTAATACACGTAGGAAAGGAGTTGTTCCAGTTGATTTACCATTCGTCCCACGAATAATTGAACCACGACTTCTAATCTTATGAACGTTAATACCAATACCACCTGCAAACTTGGAAATAGTAGCACAATCCTTAATACTATCATACATACCATCTACTGAGTCACCCTTAGCTTCGAGTAGGAAGCAATTTTCAGCAATTAGACCTTGTACTGAATAAGAATGATCATCTTCAATACCTAAAGTATAAACATATGACGGTAAATCTTCTGTGACCTTTGTTTTGAAATTCAAGCGTAGGAAAATATTTCCATCTATTTCAAGTGTAGTATTTGAACGCTCTTTCTTATCAAGTCTACTATCATCATAGTATTTCTTGACCCATCTAATTATTTCAGGTATCCATGGAATATTCATACGTGCGAACTTTTTGTAATGTTCTTCACGTTGATAGTTCGATAATGTAAGAGATGTATCAAATCCAACGGAACGTGTAAGTTGGAATAATGAATTCATAATAGATTGATTAGACAATGATAGAGTTAAAGAACCTTCTGTTGTACAACAACCATCAGTGCTAATAATACCACCCATTAAAGCTGCTACCATCTCTCTACTCCATGAATACATAGCTGTCCATAATCTTTTTCCATCTGAAAATCTTCCAAAAAGAATATTGAAAGCATTTCCAATAGCTGAGTTATTAAAACTAATTGATAAACAATTCTGTTTCTTAGATTTTGAAACACACGCTGTAACACCAAGGTATTTCTCTCCAATACTTATAATTTCTTCAATAAAATCGGTATTATTTGGGTTCTGGGCAAAAGCAATACCTTTATGTGTAGAAACACGATCTGCCTTTCCTGAACCTCTACCAAACATAATAGAACCATCGCCATACCAAGAACCAATAAACCATGCAAACTTTTCATCGACAGTAATATATCGTTCAAACCAACTTCCATTTAAAGTGATACCATTAGGACGGTAATCACTTGTAAAATGCGTATTACGTCTCATTTTGTTTTTATCAAATTCAAAGGAATATGTCCAGTGTGCAAGACCTTTTTCATCTTTTAGCACATCATACATATCAATAATTTGATAACTAGTTTTTGTATTTGATTTTGGAATAGATATCCAATCACCTACACGGAGTTGTTCAATACTATTCCATTGTGGTTTTTCTTTCCAATTAAGTTGTTCTTTTGTAATTGACCAGAAACGATGATTTCCAGTAACCTTAAATCCTGGTGTTTTATATACTTTAATATCAAATAGAGAACGTTCATTAAGTGGATTTTTATGTGTTTGAAGCACTGATTTTACTGAACCAGTATGAGTGATTACAGTATCACCAATACTTACTTCTTCAATCGGCACAGGACCACGATTAGTAGTTAAAACTGGTGTTCCTGCTACAAAGCAAGAACTCATCTGTGAATGACGTGTTCCTGCATTAAACAGTGTAGGTGTTGCATGAGTATATAAACGTAAACTCATCGCATCATACATTTCAAATGCACTATCAAGATCATGGCTATGGATACCAATACAAACTCTCATCCACATATACTGAGGACGTTCAATAATTTTATTATTTACTTTTTGAAGATAAGCACGTTCAAGAGTTTTGTATCCAAAAAAGTCGAACAAATAATCCCTTTCACAATCAATTTTACTATCAATCTTCTCTTTATTGTTTTTTACAACGTTATATAAGTCATCACTTACTAATGGCATTTCATTACCGTGAACGTCTTTGCAATTATATAATAATTCAACTGCTTCGCTAAACTTAGCAGGAGTATTTTTATGAAGATTACTAATAATAATACGTGCTGCAAGAATTCCATAATCAGGATGAACGGTTGACATTGTGCTACAAGTTGTAGCGGTAAGTTCATCCAATTCAGTTGTAGTTACTCCATCATAAATTCGACCACAGATTTTTTGTGCAACTTCATCAGGATGAACCCCATCTAAACCGTCTGATAGTTTCTTGATACGGTTTAATACCTTATCAAATGAAACGTTTTCATAAGAACCAGATCTCTTAAGAACACGCATTTTATTATTCTATTTATAAAAATAAGTTTTAAATAATTTCAATTTTTAATTAGGGACAAACTGCATTCCATTTTATTGGAATTCCTGCAGAATTGCAGTCTTTTACAAATCTACACCTTATAGTAGTAGGATCATTTGGATAATTTTTTAAATCTTTTAAAGCCATATAACTTGGGTATACACGATTACATTGAATACCAGTTTTATTATTATCATTAAATTGTTTAATGGTTTCTTTAAATAAAATATCATCTGGATTATTATCACTATATTTACTGGTATCGTCTATATTAATAATATTTTTGTTATCATTATTAATACCACTATTATCTGATGGAACACAATAGAATTTAGAATGATATTTTATCTCATTATCTTTAATAAGATCTAATTCTTCTTTTGTCGCTTTTTTAAGTTCCCAATAATCAGGACAAGAAGTTGAATTTACTTCAATTTTAGGAGGTTCTACATTGTAATTAAATAATTGAATAAGCATTAACGTAATTACCAATAATGTTCCACCGATAAATGTTATAGTGAAATAGAAATTTTGTTTAAATATATATTCTTTCCCAGTAGATGACATTATTCCAATTAGAGCTAATACTAATATAAATACTCCATAAATAACAGAAACAGCAATAGTTCCCTTGAAATAAGATTTACGATTTTTTGCGATTTCCTTCTTTTCTTCTTCGGTTAATTTTCTTTTTGTACTTGCCATTTATTCTCTTAATATTAAACAAACATTTTTGTTTCAAGGGTTTTACTTCCTTTCTGTGTTTCAAGAGGACCATATGCCATCGGCATTGGTAAAGTGCTTGTATCTTCACGATATTTATCATATTGTTTTAAATTACTCAATACTTCTTCTACTGTCCAATCTAATACCATACCATTTAGTTCTTTTACTTGACCAATAATATTGGTTGGTAAATTTTTACCATATTGTAAATAAATGGAACGCATCACTATCTTCAAATCATGATCACTTTGACGACCAATAATATATTTTCCACCAGTACGTTTGTATATTAAATACCTAATACCATCTTGAAGAACATCAATATTGTTACATGAGAAGAATAAGTTACTTACTTCATTTGGTTTAATATTTCCAATAATTGCTTCTGCGTAAAATTTTTCATTATTTACATCACTTCTTTGGTAACTTGGTATTTGTAACTTTGATGATTCTGTGAGTATATTAATACGACCGTTTGTTAATTGACCCATATCTGTTAAAAATAGTATATATTTTTATTTAATATATTTTCTAAATAAAATGTAATGGAAGACTTATATATACCCGAATATATCGATAGCATAAATATGGAAAATTGGTTATACAAACAAATTCCATTTTTCTTAGACAAAAATGATATTAAAATTGAAGAAGGTAATGAAGAAATTGTTAAACGAATGATAGCAAGTCATGTATATACATTAATGTTTAACATATGCGGTTTAAATGCTGCATTAGCTAAATTACATAGTAAAAAAGATGCAATAAATCTTATTATACGACCAAAACATTTAAGAAGTTCTTTAGATTATGTTAAAAATCAATGTTATCCTGAATTAAAAACTAAACAATCAGGTGGAAGCTATGTTATTGATTCTGAATACTTTGGTAAGACTACTAATAATTACACTGCATCAGAAGGTAAAGATTTGTTAGATATTAAATTTGGATCAGATGGAATAATACGTCCTGCAATTGAAATGTCTGGAGGTAAAAATATTGTTTCACATGAAATTTACTTAGATGACATTGTTAAAACCATTATTGCAAATACCGAACGAAAAGATCTTTTCCCTGATAATGAAATTATTAACATTTTATCTAGATTCGATGTATCTATCAAAAATAATAGTTTAAAAATATTAAAGAGAATCTTAAAAATGCATATGAATTGTTTATTACTTGATTTACACAACTCTTCTCCCTTAACACTTAAGAAATTGGATAAAATTTTATCCTTAAAACGTCATTCTGTATTTAATTAAAATTATTAATAAATATTACAAAAATTACATAAAAAAATGATTTATATTAAAATATTAAGTATATATAATTTTTATATAATGGTCTGTATTACAATTGACGGAAATATTGGTGCTGGGAAGAGTACAATCCTTTCTTTTTTGAATAATATTGGAAAATATGATACTCATCCTGAACCAGTTGAAGATTGGGAACCATTTCTCTTAGATATGTATAAAAATGATAAAGACGCTTTCGAATTTCAAGTAAAAGTATGGACTGACCGCTGTTTCAGTCCTAAATATGATCCTAATAAAATTATTTGTATTGAACGATCACCTGAATTTCAAATGAATGTATTTACTGTAGCAAACTATGAAAATAATAAATTAAATAAACGACAATATGAATTATTAGAAGAACTATATTGCAAACCTTGCTATACACCTGATTTATATATATACTTAAGAACACAACCAGATAAATGTATTGAACGTATCCAGAAACGTAATCGAAATTGCGAAAGTGATATACATTTTGATTATATTAAACGTATTCATGATCTACATGAAATAACTTATGATAATTTAAAAGGTAATAAAGTTGTTATAGACATAGAAGGTAAATCGTTAAGTTATATTTGCCAAGAAGTATATACAATCATTAAACAATTTAATATGGTTTAATAAAAATTATCAATAAAAATTAATAAAAAAATTGATAAGTTTCTTTTCTCTTTTTTTTACAGGTAAATAACGATGGTTTCTAAAGATCAGGATAAATACAAGAAACATGAATTACGGGATCATATTTATCAACTACCCGATACCTATATCGGTTCAATTGAAAACACTGTAATTAAAACTTATATATACGATGATGATTCTAATCAAATGGTTGAAAAAGAAATCAATTATGTTCCTGGATTATACAAAATCTATGATGAAGTTCTTGTAAATGCTATTGATCAAAGCACTCGTCTTCTTTCAGATACTTCGTCTGGTAAGAAAGATGTAAAACCGGTTAAAAATATTTACATTGATATTGATAAAAATACTGGTGTAATTCAAGTTAAGAATGATGGTGACGGTATTGATGTTATTAAACATACAGAATATAACAATGTATGGATTCCTGAATTAATTTTTGGAGAATTACTAACATCGACCAACTATGACCAAAATGAAGAAAAACTATGGGGTGGTAAGAATGGATATGGTGCTAAACTTGCGAATATTTTCTCAACCGAATTTACTGTAGAAACTGTTGATCATCGTCGTGGTCTCCAATACAAACAGAAATTCACCGACAATATGAAGAAAAGAACAGCTGCAAAAGTAAAAGAAACTAAAAAATCCCCTTATACATCAATTGAATTTAAACCTGATTACAAACGCTTTGGTATGGATGGTATTACAAATGACATGTATGATCTTTTCCGTAAGAGAGCATACGATGCTTGTGCAACAACTAATTCCAAAGTATCGATTTACTTTAATAATGAAAAATTGGACGTAAAAGACTTTGAAAAATATGCTGATTTATATATCGGTAATAAAGACGAAAAACCTAGAGTTTATGAAAAATGTAATGATCGTTGGGAAGTAATTGCAACATATTCTGAAAATGGTCAGTTTGAACAGATTTCATTTGTAAACGGTATTAATACTCTTCGTGGAGGAAAACACGTAGAACATCTTACATCTCAAATTACAAAACGTCTTGTCGAAATGGCTGCAAAACGAAAGAAAGACATTAAACCACAACACATCAAAGATAACTTAATGTTAATTGTTAAATCTGTTATTGTTAATCCTTCATTTGATAGTCAAACAAAAGAAACTCTTACTACACAATCCAGTAAGTTCGGTTCAAAATGCGAATTAAGTGATAAATTCTTTGATAAATTATACAAGAGTGGTATCATTGATAAAGCTGCAAGTTTAACACAGTTCCACGATCAAAAGAAAGCTGCAAAAACAGATGGAAAGAAAAAAGCACGAGTTCTAATTCCTAAATTAGATGATGCCAATAAAGCTGGAACAAAAGAGAGTTATAAATGCACATTAATTCTTACAGAAGGAGATTCAGCGAAGACAATGGCAATTGCTGGTCTAAGTGTTATTGGTCGTGATTATTATGGTGTCTTCCCTCTTCGAGGTAAGATTCTTAACGTTAAAGATGCTAATATTAAGAAAATTGCAGATAATGAAGAAATTACAAATATTAAGAAAATTATGGGTTTAGAACAAGGTAAGGAATATAAAGATATTGATAGTCTTCGTTATGGTCGTATTATGATTATGACAGATCAAGATCATGATGGTAGTCATATTAAAGGGTTGTTATTTAATATCTTCCATTCTATCTGGCCTTCATTATTTAAATATGATGAATTCCTTACTTCGATGTTAACACCTATTATCAAGGTAAGTAATAATAATGGTAATAATGTTTCATTCTATAGTATTACTGATTATGAAAATTGGAAAAATGAGATTGAAAAATCTGGAAGTAGTTTACGTCCTTGGAATATTAAGTATTATAAGGGGTTGGGTACTTCTACAGCAGATGAAGCAAAAGAATACTTTAGAGATATGAAATTAACCAAATATAAATATACTGGAAAAGAATCAGATGAAAAATTAGACTTGGCTTTCAATAAGAAACGTTCTGATGATCGTAAGACTTGGTTAATGGAATATAATAAGGATAATATTCTAGATTATACAGTTGAAGAAATTCCATATGAAGAATTCATTCAGAAAGATTTAATTCATTTCAGTAATCGTGATTTGGAACGTTCAATTCCAAATATTTGCGATGGATTGAAAGAATCTACAAGGAAAATTTTATATGGATGTTTGAAGCGTAAATTATATTCTAAAGAAATTAAAGTTGCACAGTTATCTGGTTATATATCAGAAGTATCTGCATACCACCATGGTG